TAAGATTACTCGTAAGAATATGGATGAGGAGCGCGATGATGATATAGATGGGTTAGATACTACCATTGACTGGAAAAACACAGCAGACAACAGCTATGACGGTGAGAAGCTGCTTCTACTTGTACATGACGAATCAGGAAAATGGGAAAAGCCAGAGAACATCTTAAATAACTGGCGAGTCACTAAGACTTGTTTGCGTCTTGGTAGCCGTATCATTGGTAAGTGTATGATGGGATCAACATCAAACGCGCTTAGTAAAGGTGGTGAGAACTTTAAGAAGTTGTTCTACGATAGTGATCCAACCAAGCGATCTGCCAATGGTCAGACCAAGTCGGGGCTTTACTCTTTGTTTATTCCAATGGAATGGAACATGGAGGGCTTTATTGACGAGTATGGATGGCCAGTATTTAATGATCCTAAGAAACCTGTTATGGGTATCGATGGTGAGGAGATTACTATGGGTGTCATTACCTATTGGAACAATGAGGTGGCTGCAATGAAGTCAGACTCTGATGCACTCAACGAATACTACCGTCAGTTCCCTAGAACGGAGTCTCATGCTTTTCGTGATGAGAGTAAGTCATCTTTATTTAACTTAACAAAGATATACCAACAGATTGACTACAACGATGCGATGATTAAAGATCGCGTCCTAACAACCGGTTACTTCCATTGGAAGAACGGCGAGAAAGACAGCGAGGTTATTTGGACGCCTGATCCGAAGGGGCGTTTTGTGGTATCATGGATTCCTGACGCTAAGATGCGTAATAATGTCATCAAGAAGGACGGCAAGTTCTATCCAGGCAATAAAGACATCGGTGTGTTTGGTTGTGACCCTTATGACATATCAGGCGTAGTTGGTGGTGGTGGGTCTGCAGGTGCGCTCCACGGTATAACCAACTTTCACATGGAGAACGCGCCAACCAATCACTTCTTTTTGGAATATATTGCTCGTCCTCAGACTGCTGAGATATTTTTTGAGGATGTCCTTATGGCTTGCTTTTTCTATGGAATGCCTATACTTGTAGAGAATAACAAGCAGCGACTATTGTACCACTTTAAGAACAGAGGGTACCGTCCATTCTCAATGAACAGACCTGACAAGCATACGTCTAAACTATCAAAGACAGAGCTTGAGCTAGGTGGTATTCCTAACTCTAGTGAGGACATAAAGCACGCTCATGCCAATAGTATCAACACTTACATTGAAGAGTACGTAGGAATTGACGCAGAAGGTAATTATCGAGAAAATGACAGTATGGGTGACATGTACTTTACGAGAACATTAAATGACTGGGCCCGATTTGACATTAACAACCGAACAAAACACGATGCCTCTATTAGCTCAGGATTGGCATTAATGGCATCTAGAAGGCACCTATTTATACCTGTTAAGCAGGAATCTAAAATAAGTGTTAAATTTGTAAGATATAAGAATACTGGCATAAGAAGCGAAATTATCGAATAATGGATAAAACATCAGTTGTTATCTCCTCATTACCCTTTCCGGACCAAATGGCGCCAGATGAAATCAAGGCGACGTTTGATTACGGATTAAAGGTAGGAAAAGCTATCGAAGGGGAGTGGTTTAAGAGGAAGTCTAATTCAAGCAGATTTTATCAGCAGTGGGGTGAATTCCACCGCTTGAGACTATATGCCCGTGGAGAACAGCCTGTACAGAAGTACAAGGATGAGATCGCTGTTAATGGCGACATATCAATGCTTAACTTAGATTGGACTCCAGTTCCAATCATTCCTAAATTTGTTGACGTAGTTGTCAACGGAATGTTAGACAGACCATACACTATTAAGGCTGAGGCTCAGGATGTTTTATCGGCTGAGAAAAAGAACGTGTTCCAGGACATGATCGAGGCTGACATGGTGGCTAAGGACTTCTTAACGATGACCAAGGAAACACTTGGTATTGACGCGTTCAACGTAAATCCAGATGAGCTTCCTGCAAATGATCAGGAACTTTCTCTGTACATGCAGATGAACTACAAGCCATCTATTGAGATTGCTGAAGAGATTGCCATCAACACACTTCTTAAGATGAATGACTATGAAGATGTGTTGAGAGATTATTACTACGACGTAGCCACGATAGGACTTGGTGTTGTAAAGCATGAGTTCCTTATTAATGATGGCGTTAAGGTTGAGTATGTAGATCCAGCTAACTGGATTCACAGCTATACTGAAAAGAGTGACTTCTCTGATTGTTTTTACTTTGGAGAGGTTAAGCAGGTTCACTACACTGAGCTGCTTAAAATGAATCCAAACCTTACTGACGAAGAGTTGACTGAGATTAAGAACGCAGGTTCAGCTTGGTATGACTACTTCCCGGTAGTTCGTAACTATCAAGACGACGCATTCTTAAATGAGGTTGTGACGTTATTATACTTTAACTACAAGACTCATAAGAAGTTTGTTTGGAAAAAGAAATTACTAGAGAACGGAGGAGAGAGAGTAATCCGTAAGGACGATAACTTCAACCCACCACCAAACGAAATGTTTGAGGTAGTTGAGGCTGTTCGCGACGTTTGGTATGAAGGCGTGTTGGTCGGTGGATCAAATATCGTCATTAAGTGGGAAATGATGAAGAATATGGTTCGTCCTAAGTCTGCATCACAGAAAGCACTTCCAAACTACATTGCTTACGCTCCACGTTACTATAAAGGAAATATTGAATCACTCGTTCGTCGAATGATTCCATTTGCCGATCAGATCCAATTGACTCACTTAAAGCTACAGCAAGTTATGGCTCGCGTAGTTCCTGATGGTGTGTTCATTGATGCTGATGGTATTAATGAAGTTGACCTTGGAACAGGCGCTGCATACAATCCTGAGGATGCGCTCAATCTATACTTCCAAACGGGTAGTGTGATTGGACGTAGCTACACACAAGACGGTGAGTTCAACAACGCGCGTATTCCAATCCAAGAACTCAACTCAAACAGTGGTCAAGCTAAGATGGCTGCCCTAATCGGCAACTACAACCACTACTTGAATATGATCCGCGATGTGACAGGTGTAAACGAGGTGCGTGATGCATCAACACCACACCCGGATGCTTTGGTTGGTGTTCAGAAGCTTGCAGCATTAAACTCAAACACAGCTACTCGCCACATCTTAGACGCTGGTCTTAATACCACTAAGAGAGTTGCTGAGTGCTTATCTATACGTGTCGCTGACATACTTGAATATGCTGACTTCGCCGAGGAGTTTGCTATGCAGATTGGCAAGTACAACATGGCGATACTTGAGGACGTTAAAATTGACATCCGCACGATAAACAACATTAAGCTTGCAAACGAGATGCTTAAGATGAAACGTCGTAAGCGTATGGAGCAGAAGCAGAAAGAGAAAGAGATGGAGTTCCAAATGCAGATGCAGACAAACATCCAATCCTCTCAAGCTGCTGCTGAAGCTAAGTCACAGGTCATCCAATTGGAAGGCCAAATGAAATCTCAGATCAAGCAGATGGAAGTTCAAGGCGACATTCAGAAGATGCAGGCAGAAGCCGAGCTAAAGAAAGAGTTGATGGCTATTGAGTTCCAATACAACATGCAACTTAATGGTATGCAGATGCAGACATTGAAAGAGCGTGAAGACCAAAAAGAAAAGGCAAAAGACAAGCGAGTCGATCTACAAGCCACTCGTCAGTCTGAGCTAATTAACCAACGACAGAATAACCTACCGCCTCAGAATTTCGAGAGCACAGAAGATTCTTTGGATGGATTCGATTTAGAATCATTTGGACCTAAATAATGGCATATATAGAACACAACTTTTTCCCTTTAAAAGTATTCGTTAGAAATGAGTACATGTATCAACACCAAAAAGGGCAAGGAGATTTTACACCTGGCGTTATAATGTCGGTAAGATGTATGCCTGGGCAGGCGGCGTTATTCCAAGTTCTATTAGAAAACGGAGTAATGCGCGATAAGTTACCAAGTCATGCCTTGCTTACTGAACCGAAGACACCAGATCCAGATCTACCTTTTCACCTCTTGCAGATATGGAATTGCTTCTCCTACAATTTTACCCTACTTCAGTTAGGATATGTACTAGATACTAATGTAGAGGTGTATATGAAAGACCACAAGTTCTATCCTGGTAGATACTATGCCACCATTAACTGGGGAGCTAATGACTTGAATACTGACCTATCGTTAGCAGAGGATGCCTTAGAACATAAGAGCCATCACATCATTCTACTTGACAACGGTCAGATAGCACTACAACCAAACAACCGTATTAAGTGGTCTGAGCCATCATTTGTCACGAAGCCTTTTCCAGAGCGTCCTGATTATTTAGTTAATATAGACTACTACAATTGCGAAGGCTTTGATAAGTGGCACACAGAAGACTCTGATCGTATGTTCTACGATAATGAATAAATAAAATAATTATTAACTTTGTCAAAATTAAATTAAATGGAAAATGAATTCAAAGTAAGGTCTGTAGATTTCGAAGAGAAATCTGTAGCCGAAAAAGAAGCAGCGCTTCTTGAAGGATTAGAAGATCACTCTGGTGATAATGATACTGTAAAGATTGACTTAGCAGATCAACCACCAGTTGAGACAGTAGTAGATGATAACCCACCACAAGAGGTGGATTTAGATGATAATAAAGTTCTTTCATATTTAGGAAAAAGATGGAACAAAGAGATCACATCTTTAGATGAGTTAGTTGAGCAGCGATCACAAGCTGAAGAACTACCTGAAGATGTCTCTGCGTTTCTAAAGTATAAGAAAGATACCGGGCGTGGTATTGAAGACTTCATGAAGTTGAATGTCGACTACAGCGCCATGGATGAAGATTCTTTGCTTTACCAATACCACAAAGAAAATAACCCAGAGCTTGATGCTGATGAGGTTAAGTTCGAGCTTGAGTCTAAGTATTCATATGATGAAGACTTTGATGATGAAAAGCACATTAAAAAGGTAAAGCTAGAACGTAAAAAAGAGCTGACTAAGGCTCGTGACTACTTTAATAAACTAAAAGAACAGTACAAAGCGCCGCTTGAGTCAAGGGATGCTTTTGTTCCAGCAGAAGAAAAAGAAGCTTACGAATCTTACAAGCAATATAAACAAGCCGCAACTAGCGAGCAAGAGGAACAAACAAAGCGGTCTCAGTTTTTTGCTGACAAGACTAGTGAGTTGTTTTCTGATAAGTTTGAAGGTTTCAAATTTGCAATTGACGAAGACAAAGCGCTAACCTATAAACCAGCAGAAGCTAAGTCACTTCTTGAAGAACAGTCTTCACTAAAGAACTTTGTAAATAAGTTCTTAAACGAAGATGGTTACCTAAAGGATGCTGAGTTATTCCATCGAGCAATAGCGATTGCTTCGAACCCTGATAAGTTTGCAAAGTTCTTCTATGAGAAGGGAATGGCAGACACAGTTGATACAGTCTCTAAGGAGTCAAAGAATATCGACATGGTGCGCCAATCTACTCAGATGACTAAGAAAACTGACGGTGGTTTCCAAGTAAGAGCTGTAGAGCCTAGTTACGGTAACAGATTAGTTATTAAACAAAAACCTAAAAACTAGAAAAAATGGCTGGTACATTATCTGCATCTCCGGGCCCATCATTGAGTCCGAGTGCTGTAAAGGCAGCATTGCCTACAAACTACATTACTAACTTCGACTTCTTGAATCAGTATCTTCCTGATACTTATGAGCAAGAATTCGAGCGCTACGGTAACCGTTCAATCGCATCTTTCTTGCGTATGGTTGGTGCCGAGCTTCCTTCTAACTCTGACCTCATCAAGTGGGCAGAACAAGGTCGTCTTCACACTAAATACACAGGTGTTGCTACAACTGCTGGTGTATCTTCAGGAACTCAAACTTTTGACATCGGTACAGGAACTTGTGTTTTCCGTGTAGGTCAAACAGTTATCCTTTCATCTGCATCTGCAAACAAACTACAAAAAGGTATCATCACTGCTTTACCATTTGCTGATCAATTTACAGTAGCTTTCTATGATGCAACTGACCCTGGATTTGCTCACACAACTTCAGATATCATTGCATTTGTTTACGGTTCTGAATTCCGTAAAGGAACGTCTGGTATGACAGGATCATTAGAAGCACAAGATAGTTTCTATGAAGTATCTCCTATCATCATTAAAGATAAGTATACTGTATCTGGTTCTGACATGGCTCAAATTGGTTGGGTTGAAGTAACAACTGAAAATGGTGCTACTGGATACTACTGGTATATTAAGTCTGAACACGAAACTCGTTTACGTTACGAAGACTATCTTGAGATGGCAATGGTTGAAGGTGAAGTAGCTGAGTCTGGATCAGGAGCTGCTCTTACTACTCTTAACGGTGTTGCTTACAAAGGTACAAAAGGTATGTTCAGTACAATTGAAGAGCGTGGTAA